TTTACAGCTGAACCCTTGCTTGAAGTTACAAGGTTGTGGTCGATGATTGCGTTGTAAACTGCTGCGGTAACGTAGGCACGTACAGGTACAACTACTTCTAAGTTCGTGTACTTTTCAACGGCGGCTTCGAAGATGGCGTTAACATCGTCAACTTCGCCTAAGTCGTTGCCAGCTACGGAAGCGGCAGCGGCGATTAAAGCGGCACCTAATTTCGTGTTGAACATGCGAACCTTAGCTTGTGCTTGTAAGTTCAACCGGTCAGCAACAGCAGCGTTCAAGTCGTTGTTAACAGTGAAACGATCTAAACCTTCGTGCATAGCCCAGTTAAATTCGTAAGGCACATCGGTATCGGTGTAAATGATTTCCTGACGTTCGCCGAAACGTGTTGAGTTGCCGGTACCAGTACCGAACGCAACGTTTGCGCCAGTGTCGTATTCACCAACCACAACAGGAACATCGTTAGTCTTAACACTGAATGCAGTAGCGTTGTTTTGGACGCCATCCAATGCTTGCAACGCACCGAATGTTGGTGCGAATACTGATTGCACGCCGAACACTGTTTGCATTAATTGTGCGAATTGTTTCGTATAGGTGCGTGCTGGTAAGTTATTGTTATTTGTTGCCATGATAAGTTAACCCCTTTTTATTTTTCGTATTGTTTTAGAATCGCTTGGAACGGGTCGTCAGCGTCTTTCAACGTCGATGAGCCGTTACTTGGTGCGGTGGTGCGGGCGTTTGCTTGAATCCCTTGCTTGATACCATCATCAACTGTTGCTTTTAACGTTTCGACAGCCTGTTTGATAGCATCGGCATCGCCTAAAACAGTAAGACTGTCAGCTAAATCGTCAGGCAAACCGCTATCAGATAACAGCGCACGCGTTGCAAGCGACAGTTCTTTTTGCTTAACCGCTTGTTCACGCTGCGTTAACGCGTCCATCTTGGCTTTAGCTTCTTCGGCCGCTTTTTCGTCAGCTGACATTTTAGCAAGCCGTTCGCCCTCACTTTTAGCAGCTGCTAGTTTTTCTTCCATATCTTTCTTCTGCTTTTCGAGCGCTTTGGCTACTCGCTTATCAGCTTCACGATCAAGGTCTGAACGCGTAAATGTCGTTTCCGTTTCTTGGTCTGCCTCAGTTTCTACTGCTTCTGTTTCTACTGCTTCTACTACTTCTGGTTCTGCCATATCTATACACTCCTTCGCACGTTATATGCGGTTACCGGCCCCGCCCACGCATTCGCACAGGTACGACCACACGCATATAACCCACTTATTATTTTTCGTCAGTCGGAACCCAACTACACATACAGTACGGGTGACGCGGTTGCATACCGCCGGCGTCTAGCAGGCTATATGTTTTGCCATCAAGTGGTGCACAAATCCGACACGCACCGGTATTCGCTACCCACTTCAAGCGTGTATAACCAGCGTCTTCAGCAGCTCGGATATTCTCTTCAGCCATGATTCGTGCTGATTCCGTCATAAGTAAACGGCGCGCCTGATTATAGGTAGCTTTAAACTTGTCACGAATGTACTTCGTTTGTGTAACTGGGTTATCGTTAGCTAATAGGGCTTGCTTCATGATGGCACGCACATCTGATTGTAACGCGTCCATACTTGACCAAATTCTATCAGACCATCTGACGTTGTTAATTGTACCATCTACTAAGTCGCTTATGCTACCCTTAGACACGCTAGAATACTCTTTAAACGTCTTCTCAACGATTTTACGTGCTTCTTCAGATAAATACCCATCACTATAACTAACGAGCTTAGAACCGATTTTAAACGCATATACGAACGCTGCAAGCGCGATTAGTTCGTCGTTGTTAGCCGGCTGCGTATATCTTACAGCTTCGTCAGCCATTGCCTGCTGCAACTCAGCCAGCGATTGCTGGTCGGGGTACTGTAAATCGTCCGTATGTGTGTAATCGGGGTGGCGTTCAACAAAATCATACCACCACGCAATCAGGTCACGCATACCAGCGTTAATTATCTTCTTCGCTTCCGTCGGATTGTTCCGTAGCCGTGCGTCCGCGAACTTCCTCATCGCTTCCATCGTCGGTCTGTCCGCCATACATTACACCTCCCATAGTGTTAGCTGTCTGTTCCCGCTGCTTGTCCATCATGTCAATAATCTCTTGTACGTCAGTTACGCCAGGCAAGAACTGATATAGGTATTCTTGCGGAATCTGTGCGCCAGCGTCAACCAATGTCTTAACTGTCGTAACATCGTCGGTCGGTAAGTTATCACGATACGTGAATGTAATGTCGCCGGCTTCAATATCCCAGGTATCAAACAAATCAGTTTCGAACCGCTGAACGATTGCGTAACGTTTATACATACCGCGATTAAACGCGCGACGCTTCGTGCTGGCTAGTTCGAACGTGCCAAGCAACTTATACTCCATCGCAACGCCTGAACTGTTACCAGCGAAGTTCTCGTCTGTCATATCCGGCGTGTGGCTGAACTTGTGAATATCGGACGCAATACGCTTCTTATACGCTTCGGCACCGTTAACGTCGTATTCTTTATGGATATATTCAGCGTCAACGCTAGTTTGTGCGCCGGTTACTGTTGATCCAGACTTCAGCAGTAGCATGTTAGCGCTACGCATTTCTTTCAACATATCGAGCTTGTTTTGTGCTAACTCTTTCATCTGCTCTTCATCGTTCGGGTCAATGCCTTGCAATAACATCGAATCGTCAAACAACGTATCAATGTCGCCTTTAATCACAAGCATAGCATCGTTTAAGTCAGTCATGTAGTTAGCCGTGTCTGATTGCGCAGCGTCGTACAAGTCAATCAATGAAATAACGTTCTCATAGTCGCCGAGCCGAAAAGCGTTGTTCTTATATTCAACAACTGGGAACGTCACTTGTGGTTCGCTATAATCGACAACCAGTGCCGCTTCAGCGAGTGTAGGCTTATACACAACGTGCTCCGTATCCGTCCACGTTTCTGGAACGTACTTATTAATCACAACACCATCGGCGTTTACGTCTTGCAACTCATGATAGCGCACTGCCATAACCGGCTGCGGGTCTACCGATGTGTCATAGATAACGAACGTGTTCAGCGGGTCAAGCTTAACGATGTGTTCTTCGTCATCTGTGCCGCGATAGATATATTCGTACGCCCGGCCGTAGCGTGTCATGTCTAGGAACATATCGTAGTTGTGTGCGTCCATATCGTTGGCCCGTACTAACTTGTCGAACTCTTCCGATTCTTTTGGTAGCTTAACGTTAATCGGATTACCAACACTGAACGCCGTCTGAAAGTCTGCGATATATTTTGCAAACGAGTGTACCGCGCGGTGGTCTGACTTGCCGTCTTCTGTACGTCTATTATCAGGCGACATGATACCATCGTCTTGTGCCTTGTAATACTGGTCTAACATCTGCAAGCGTGGCACTTGGTTCGCTTTGTGGTGGCGGATAAACTCCGCAATCCGTGTCGCGTCCAGTGAATCCAAGTCAGCTTGATAGACCATGTTTGCTTGTGCATTAATCATTGTATTGAATCCCTCACAATCCTAATTGTTTTAATTCGGCAACACGGTCTTGATAGCCCATGTACTTGCCGTTCTTAACGAACATAAACCGCTGCATAGCATAACGCAACGCGTCGATCGCATGGTTGTTCGCGTCTTTCGGCTTGTTGAGCCAGTTGCCTTCTTTATCTTTATCATACACGTATGTGTTGAACTCTTCCATCAAGCCGACGACACGCGGATGCACAACGAACCGATACGACTGCATATACTGAATACCCTGAACAACGCTGTCTTTACCTTTACCACTAGGGACAATCCCAGGAACACCATGCACGCGTGACAATTCCGCAATCAGGTTTTGCCCCGCAACATCGGCAGTAATCGGCAATCCGTACGCTTTATGTGATACTAACTGCTGTGCTATCTGCCCTGTCAACAAACCATGCTTATAGAATTCGTCATACACATAGATAATTCGGTTAATCTGATCGACCGCAATAAATTCGCCGGCAGTCGGGTCGTGTTTGAAACCGAAGTCCAACCCGACAGACTTAGGCAGTGTCGCGATCTCTTGCATGCTGAAGTCTCGCTGTTCGAACAGTCCATCAAATACCAATCCTTCCGCAATTCCCCAGTCACCAAGTACAGCCACACGAGCGCGGTTAGGGTTACGCACTAACATTTCTTTCAGCGAATCAATGTAGGCTTCGTCAAGATGTTCGTTGTCCTTGTAAGTCGTGGTAAACTCCCGCACATTCTTACGTCGTGTGTCTTCGTCGAAGAACTCCGACTTGAGCCAGTGTCTGTCAGACCACGGGTTAAACGTGATAATCGTTTGATAGAAACCGTC